CAAGCTGGTGTGTGCTCTCAAAGGTGTGCCGTTTAACGAAGGTAGAGAAACGTACATCAGATACAAGCACGATGCACCTATCCCACTAGCGTATATCGCAGAATCCAATGGGCTTAATGATGCCTTGTGGTGTTTGCGCTGCAATGAGCGAGAGTGGAAGCGCGATAGTCGATTATTCGCAGTTTGGTGTGCTAGGCAAGTGCAACATCTTATGACAGATAAGAGAAGTATTGATGCACTGGATGTAGCAGAGCGATTCGCTAACGGACAAGCTACGGTAAATGAATTAGCTGCTGCGATGGATGCTGCGAGTTTTGCCGCGTGGGATGCTGCGTGGGATGCTGCGAGTTCTGCTGCGTGGGATGCTGCGTGGGATGCTGCGTGGGATGCTGCGAGTTCTGCTGCGTGGGATGCTGCGAGGGCTGCTGAGAGGGCTGCTCAAAAAGACATGTTTATAAAAATGTGCAACGGCGAAGCACCTTGGCAAAAACAGGAGACTTAAAATGAAACGCAACTACAAATACGAGAAAGAAATGCTCCACTGGCTGGATGGTGGGTAGATTGAGGAGAAGTTTCGTAATGGTGATTGGAAGCCTTTTGATGGAATTTTGGGAGGTTTTGATTGGCAATTCCGCATAGCCGAGCCAGCAGAGAAGCCGAAGGAAGAACGGTGGCTGTATGTGAATAGATTGTCGCCAGAATACGAGTGCGACCCTTGGATTACGAATGAGAAAACACAATACACCATCGGCAAGATACGCATGGAGGATTTATGACAACACTACGACAAGCAGCAGAAATCGCTTTAGGGGCCATGAAAGATTTTGACTACGACAAGAGGATGGCTGCGATTGAAGCGGTGGAGCAAGCACTTGCAGAGCAGGAGCAGGAGCCGTTTGCATGGATGTTTGAAGACGACTATCAGCGAATGAAAACATCGGAAACATGCTGCGAGGTTTACTCAGTAAAAGTATGCAGCCCAGAAAGAGGTAAAACTGAAATAGCACTTTTTACTGCACCACCACAACGCAAATGGGTAGGGCTGACGGATGATGAAACTAAAGAAAAACAATGGCAAAAAGATATTAATGAGTTATCTAAGTCACTTGAAGAAGCAAAGCTGAAGGAGAAAAACACATGACATACCCAACATGGATATGCCACGACTGCGGCACAAAGTATGGCCTCCGTCAATGCGGTGTTGCGTGTTGGCACATGGACACCTGCGATGTGTGTGGCAAAAAAGCGCCGGTGACTGAGCCTAGGGATTTCGGACATCTGAAAGACGGCTGGCAAGACCATATTGCCAACGCCGGCAAAATGATAGGAGCATAATGATGACAATAAATAATGGTATGTTTACAAGTAATACTGACCTGTGGGCAACTCCACAAGATTTTTTTGAAAAATACGATGCAATATATAAATTTGAATTAGACGTTTGCGCCACAAAGGAAAACTCAAAATGTAAAAATTATTTTACAAAAGAAGATGATGGGTTAAGTAAAGACTGGGTTGGGATTTGCTGGATGAACCCTCCTTACGGTAGAGAAATAATAAAATGGATGAGAAAAGCATACGAATCTAGCCTTAATGGGGCAACCGTTGTTTGCCTTGTGCCTGCAAGAACAGACACTAAATGGTGGCATGAATACGCTATGTTAGGCGAAATCGAATTTATAAGAGGAAGATTAAAATTTGGTAATCAATCTAACTCTGCTCCATTTCCAAGCGCAGTAGTTATATTTAATGGCAAAAAGGTAGGAGATGATAATGATTGATTGGCCTAAAGTTGTGCGTGACCTTGAACACGACATTGATTTTTATGTAAAGGCGAATGCAGAATTGCTTAAACAACTTGAGCAAACTCAAATGGCTTTGAGAGAACAAGTTGAACTTAACAAATATCTGGAAAAGAAAAATGGCACTAATACTTGAATACGTCTTATGCTACGCAGCAGCGTTCTCGCTTGGTTTTGCAACGTGCGCTGTAATCGTTGTTTACTTTAACTTGAAGCATAGGAAATCTCGTGACAAATAAATATGGCTGCCACAACAGCAAGCAATCAAACGGATACTATGTTTTAACAAGGCACTACCATGCCTTTGGTCAATATAGTATGCAACCAACCTATATCAAACACACCATGACAACGGAGTGCCAGTGGAGTAAGACGCACACTAGCGAACGTTGCCAAGGATGTGTTAGATTGGCAATTCCTGAATTAAAAACATAATTCAGCGGGGCAGACCCTTTCATGCCTCGGTAGCGCGAGGTGAATGGCTTGAATCGCTAACTCTATATCCCGCAGCATTTACTATATAGACGGTGCGTAAACCTAATCTGCTTAATGTATCTATGGAAATTCAGGCAATAGCTATTTAACTTAACGGAGAAAATCATGGAAGCAAAATACAAGGTAATAAAGTTTATCGACATCAAGACCAACGAGGAATTTTATGCGCTGGCAAAAGTTGTCTACGATGAATCTGGCAAGCCTGATGGATGCCATGAGCCGATAATGGACGCAGATACGCTGCAAGACTTGGTAGACGAGTTTGAAGAAGTAAAGAAAGCGTTTGATGCCGAACCTCTGCATGAAAAGGATTTCTTCGATGTCCACTAATGTATTTGATGAAGCGAAGCAAATCATCCACGGAGATCGTGAGGAACTCTACGGTCATCCATCAAAAAACCTTGAGCGCATTGCAACGCAATGGAGCTTATACCTGCGGCAGAAATACAATCAGCAGGTGCTTTTATCGGCTGAAGATGTATGCTGGATGATGTCAGTGCTTAAAATGGTGCGGCAGATGAATGCACATAAACGAGACAACTTGGTCGATGCCATAGGGTATATTGGATTGATTGAAAGGTTAAATGAAAATGAATCTTGAAGAAATAAAAAAAGCCCTTAAAGACCGCCAGTTGAAGGCAGTTGCTGAAGCTATTAAAGTTCACCCGAACTGTCTGTACAGGCTCGTCAACGGCATTACATCGCCACGAAAATCTACACTTGAAAAAGTGCAGCGTTATCTGACACAAAATTAAGGAATTATCATGGGTAACCTATCCAATATATTTGGAGGTTCTTTTACGCCTCCAGTTGAAAGTATTCCTAAGACACCGGAAGCGCAACTGATTGAGGCTATGCTGGATGCAGGGCTTACGCCACCAGCAACAATTCACCTTGATGGCAAGATTCATCGCTTTTGCGCCAGCGGCAAGAAGGGCGATTCTGGCTGGTATGTTGTATTTTCTGACGGCGTTCCAGCAGGGCAATTTGGAGATTGGCGCACTGGTGTTGCAGTATCGTTTAGAGCCGATATAGGTAGACCGCTGACCGCACTAGAGGAAATGGCGCACACTCGCAGGATGGCAGAGGCAAAGGCTATCCGTGAAAAAGAAGAAAAGGCAAAGCATGAATCCGCTGCCAATACAGTAGACATCATCTGGTCTAGCGCAATTCACGCAGGATCAGACCATCCATATCTTAAGCGCAAACAGATAGAAGCGCATGGGGCTAGGGTAACAGGTGACGGACGTTTAATCGTTCCACTTTACAATTCCGAAGGAAAACTTTGTTCCATACAATACATATCTGGCGATGGTGATAAAAAGTATCACCCTGGCGGTGAGACAGGCGAATGCTTCTGGAGCATTGGTGAATACGATGCTACCAAGCCAGTGTATATAGCAGAGGGATTTGCTACAGCAGCAACCATTGCAGAGGTTACAGGCGCATATACTATCGTGGCCTACTCTGCATCAAACCTAGTGCCAGTCACACGCATCGCAAGAGAGCAATACAAGAACTCCATTATCATCGTTGCTGACAACGACACATCCGGCACAGGCCAGAAATACGCCGATCAAGCTGCCGCCAAGTATGGCGCAAAGGTAGTCATGCCACCATCATACGGCGACGCGAATGACTACGTTGCAGCAGGTGGAGATCTTATAAACCTACTCAACCCACCAGCCGATGACTGGTTAGTCCAGGCGGATGAGTTCTCACACAAGCCAAGCCCACTTAAATGGTTCGTAAAGGATTGGATACAAGAGAACGCACTTATTATGGTGCATGGCCCAAGCGGAGCTGGTAAGTCATTCTTGGTGCTTGACTGGTGCTTACGCATGGCTTCTGGCATAACAGAATGGGCCGGACGCAAGGTGAAGCCGGTTAATGTTCTATATCTCGCTGGTGAAGGCCACTGGGGCTTAAAGGGGCGTATCGCTGCGTTCAAGCAAAAGCACAATGTCAAAAACCTAAGTATGTTCGTGTCCAAGTCAGGCTGCGACATTAACACGCAAGAAGGCTATAGGCAGGTGGTTGAGCATATAAGAGGGCTACCATTCAAGCCTGACATCATCGTCATTGACACGCTGCACCGGTTCTATCATGGCGACGAAAACTCGTCACAGGATGCCAAGACCATGCTAGAGGCTTGCTCTGCGCTCATGAGAGAGTTTAACTGCACAATCCTGCTGGTACACCATACTGGCGTATCAGATGAGGCGCAGCATCGCGCTAGGGGGTCATCAGCATGGCGAGGTGCGCTAGACATCGAGATTTCCGTAACTCCAATCAAGGGGGTGGGTAATGATGAAGGGGGTACTAACTTTTCCGTAATTCAGAAAAAGGCCAAAGATTCGGAATTGGCACGACCTGTGTTTGCCAAACTGGAAGTTGTCAATTTAGATGGCTGGTTTGATGAGGATGGGGAATCCGTCACCAGCGCCGTGGTGCAGATAACAGAAGGGCCAGTCGAAGAAAAGAAGGGGTCAAAGGTGTCTGCACACATGAAAATGTTTGCAGAAGCATGGCTTGATTGTGGAAAAGAATTATCAGCAGACAACAATCCGATAATCTCAAGATCGGCGCTTGCCGATTATTTAGAGCGAAAAGCCATCTACGATACACAGGCAAAATTGAAAGCAGCACTCCATCAAGGCAATCATTCTAACTTTATTGGCTCACTTGTCTTGGCAGGAATTATCAAAATTAACAACTCAGGCGTGAGAAATCACACTCAATTTGAAGCAATAAATGATGACTTTTGCTCATCTTTGATGCTTCAGTCTAAGTAAAAAATCGTTAGGTTTAGGTTATTTTAGGTTATTTCAACCTAAAACCTAACAACGGCAGAATGCGGGTTTGGTAGGTTATTAGGTTATATATACCTATAGGT